TAGTATTTTCCATGGTACTTAAGAAAGAATCTGTACCATATAAACCAGTTTCCAAATCATCAGGAACTGATCCAAGAAAATCTAATCTATTAAAGAAACTTTCAATCTTATTATCTTCTTTCTCACCCTCTTTAGTAGTGTACTCTCCAATTCCTAAGAAGCATGAAAGATTTCCATCACAAAACTGTTTTATAAAATCACCAACTTTTTTAAGTATTGATCCTGCATAGTCACCTTTTGCAGAGACAATAGAAATTGCTGCACCAACAGCACTCAACGCAGTTTGTAAAGCACTATTAATTTGCGAAGCAACTGATTTTAATATGTTTGCAATCAAACAAAACGCAGAGTTTAAAAGTTGCTCAATGATTCCAATGACTAAATCCAAAAAGAAATTAAGAAGTTTCTCAATTATAGTTTTGAAGATACACTTAATGATTTCAAATATCGTATCAAATATTTTACCAGTTGCCCATATAACTTCTGGTTTCTTTTGTTTAGATAAACTTAAAGCGTCTGTAACTGGTTTGATAACATACTTTTGGAAGTATCTTTTAAGTTCATAAAGTATTAGTTGTTTCAGATCACCAAGTAATCCTTCAGCAATCGCAGCAAATCTACTGACATAAGATCCAACTAAGGTTACTGTTTTAATTGCTTTACCAGTTACTTTATCTACAAATAAACTTCCTATCTTTTCATTTTGATCTACAAATTTAAACAAATCATTTAGTACTCTTGCTACTTCACTTTCTGGTCTAGGTCCACACTTACCATTAGCAATAGCATATGTTTGTTTTTCATTTTTCTTTTGCTGTAAATCATTTGCTGATTGAGTTCCAGCCTTCGATCCTCTACCTGAAGGACCATTATTTTCAACCCCACCTGGCTTGTTATTATCTCTTAACTCTGAACGTTCTGGTTGAAAATTATTACTCCATGCCTCAGTTACACTAACCAATCTATCCTCATATGCCTGTCCCTTTTCAGTGATTCCAATAGACCCAAGGATCAATGGCTGCTGAGCACTTTCTCCATCTAAGAATGTTCCAATAACCCAGGATCCATTTTGAATACCATGGACGGTGCCTGCATTTCTAACTACAGATACATCTGTAGGTATCATGATAGTAGCCCAAGGAAGATCCTTTGGAGGCAATTCCTTTCTACTTCTAGAATGATATCCTACAATTCTAACTTTAACTCTGTTAGATGCAGTTATATCTACTAACTTACCACCAAGTATATCCGTCTTACCATCACCCTCTACCTGCCCAATCCAAAATCCATTGCCTTGGGCACCGATGACGTAATTAGATTCTAATGTAGTTTTACCAGTATCAATCATCGTACACTTTACATTCTAATGCATCTGGATTTAATTCACAATAAAGTTCCAGTGATGTAGGATCTTTCTCTTCATTTGGATGATTTGTTTTATATACTTCAAGTTGACTTAATTCATCTTGAGTATGTCGTCTTCTTTGAGGAGACACTGTAGGATCATTTAATATTTGTTTGTTATATTCAATGTGAGTATTAATATCTTTCATTGTTATGCTCCGAATGAATCTCTAACTAAAGTTAATTTGGTTTGGAGTTTACCTTCTCCACCTCTCTTAGTAAAAATATGATGGATACCAAATATAATATACTTCCCACTATATGTAGTATCTTTTTTAATATCAGGATCAATAAAATCTATGGTCACTAAATTACCAACTTGCAATCCCAGATTTCCATAGGCAGTAGCAGTAACTACCTGACTAGTAAAGGTTCCGTATCTTGTAATTGACTGACTAACTATTTGCTCAAATGCTATTCTATTTTTTGTTATAAGTTTATCAGATTCTAAAAACAAATCATCATTATAAACTACAGACATCAATCTAGTAGATGATTTTGATAATACATCTCTATAAACCTTTGGCAGATTGTCTTGGTTTCCCAGTTTATTCCACTTATCATATTGATCTTTTATATTGTAATCTTTACGAATAACTTCACAGTTAACGATATCAAAAAAATCAATTCTACCAGAGTAGAATCCTTTCTCAAAGTTCTCAAATAAATTCAATCCGTTAGCTTTAATTGATGTCAATCTATAGATTTCATCTGCAGAATTTGTACCATTAGAAGTAACAAATTTATAAGATACTCTACTTTGCTTGGATAATGAATCAATAGAAACAAAATTATAATTATAATAATCTTCATAAAAGAAATATCCAGCACTCAAATAACTTCCACCAGTTTTTTGATCCTTCTGATCTTTACCGATGTACTTGTTTCTTGCCCAAGTCAATACATCATATGGTTTGGAATTTGGTGGAACAAAAGAAAGTTTATTAATACTATCATCAACCTTTATAGTTTTTTTACTTTTCAATACTCCAGCAAGAACATCATTACATAATTTTGTTGCAGAAACTGATTTAAATGCTCTAGTAACTCTTAAACTATAGTTATCAATAGCATCACCTCTACACATTTCTAATGTAAATACCTTCTGCTTATCAATTACTTCTTTATCATGTATTTCATACACATATAATGGTCCATTGTTAGAACCTTTAGTGAATTCATAAACAACTTTATTAACATTATCAGTTACAACTAATTCAACTTGCTCCATTCCATACAGAGCTTGAGAAAACATTGATGTAGTATCAATTAATTTTACAGTTACAGTCAAATACTTACTCATCAAACTTTCAACGTACTCTACATTTGCAATAGATGCACTATCAACATTGACTTTCTTACCATTGTTAAGGGTAACTGAAAGTTTATTTACTGTAAAATTATTAACTAATAAAGGGTTAGACATTTATTATAATCCTGGTTGTAAAGTAAAGTAATCAGCAGTGTTTGATCTAGAAGTAGTTCCAAATGTAGGCAGTGTAAATGATGGAGGAGGAGTTTGATTTGGAAGACCCAATATATTATTTACCGATTGCTCAAACTGTTGCTTAGGTGTTTGTCCAATTGGTGGAGTTGTTTTAGGTGCTGGTTTTATTTGTGCTCCTGGTACAAGCATCTTATAATTACCAGCAGTATTGAATTGATGGTCACCTAATCGTGAAGTATTTACATCTTGACTTGCATCATATCCTGCATCAAATCTTCTAAATCCAGTAGCAGCCATAATTTTATTAACTTCTGCTTCAGATTTTCCCAAAGCAAGTAATTGCTGTCTCATAAGTTGTGGATTTCTAGCAAGATTTAATGCTTCCAAAGCAGCTGCTCTTTGTTGAGGAGTCAATGCACGATTTAATTTTCCTTGACGTACTGGTTGATATTGCCCTGGTGCATTAATTATATCGCTTATGCTACCACTACTAGCATTGAATTGTCCAGCATTAATGTTACCAGATTGAACTAATCCAGCACGGTTTAATACAGATCTGCCCACTGCTGCCATTCCTAGTTTACCTTGACCTCCAGCTTCAGCATTAATTAATCTCAATAAAGTTTCTTCTTCACTTCCAGATACACTAGGAGATCCTAAAGCACCACCAGAACTACCAGGACCACCAGGACCAGGAGTTCCTGGATTTCCAGGATTGGTGCCAAATGCACCTTGCAATGCTTTCTTTAACACATCAATAAAACTATCACCAGATAGTTGAAAGTTAACTCCATTCAATCCAGCAGTATCTGATATGTTTTTAAATATATTATTAATAAAAGATTTAACTGGGGGTGGCATAAACATTGCAAATGGATTTACAATGGCATGTGCAAAGGAAAGCATTGCTCCAGCACCAACTTTAATAGGCAATTGTACAGCACCCAACAAAGGTTTAATTGCTTTAGATAACCCCTCATTATTTTTAGTTACCTTATTTAAAGGTAAATTTAATGGTTTAAGTGGTTCAGATTTCTTCCTTTCAAATTTTCTACCCTCTGCAGCAGGTTGTAATTTAACTGGGGGTGGAAGGACAGGTGCTGGTGGTGCTACTCCTGTTGGTGGAGGTAACACAGGTGCTGGTGGCACTTCCCCATCAGGTGGAGGAAGAATAGGCGCTGGAGGTGCTTGTCCTTCAATAGGTTGTTCTGGTGGTGCTAATGAAGATTCATCAGGTGTCCCTTCTGGTTTAGTATCATCTATTACGTTATCACTTTCTGCAGCATCACGATTCTGCATGAATGGACCAAGTAATGACAAGAATAATGGTGCTAATGCTCCAACTAACCCAGTAATAACACCTTTTTTAACAGATGATTTAAGTGACTTTTGTAATTCACTTTCCTTCTTTTCATCTTTAGTTTTTTCTTTTTCCCCATCTGGAGAAGATGGTTTCTCAAGTTGGGATTCTCTTCTCTTTGAAGATAATCTTTGTGTTAAAGTTTTATCAATATTCTTTTTAAATTCAAAACTCTTTTTAGTGATTTGGTACAGATCAAGTAATGCATTTTTTGCTTCAATAACATTATCCATTACTTCTGCAAGTGGAGATCCAACATGCATATCACTATAACGTGGCTTACTTCTCTTTACAGTTTTACCTTTAGTTCTTTTTCTCCTATCCCCAGAAGGTTTTGGAAGTGGTTCTGTGCGAACTGCATCAATAAGTTCATCTAATTTAGTTCCAAGTTGATCAGGTACTTCTGATTCCCAGTCCTCATCTTTCTCTGGAGCAACTGTTTTTCTTGGTGGTTCTTTTGGTCCTTGAATAGGTGGTTCAACTGGTCCTTGAATTGGATCTGGTCCAATTGGAGTTGGATATTGATTCTCTCCTTCCTTTCTCTGCTGCCTTTCTTCTTCTTGTTTTCTTTTAAACTCTTCAAAATCTTTCTTTTGCTTTTCAATTAAAGCATCAACAGCATCCATTATTTGATTAGAAGTTTCTTCTAATTTTTGATCAAGATTCTCCATCATATCATCTACAGATTTATCCTCTGGTCTGTAGACAGTTGTTTCTCCAGTTACTACTTTTGGTAGTGTAATTTTACTTGAGTTATTATCATCAAGTCCATAAAATTTTCTTAGAGCATTTCTAATGTAGATGATACCAGCAGTTTCTCTGCCAGTCATCAAATCACTTTCAATATCATCATAATAATTTGGAAGTCCAGACGGTGCTAACCAAGTTTCTCTGCCTGCAATAAGACGTTCTGCATTAGCAATCCCCTCATTGGTACGTGGAAAAAGACCATAGGCAATGAGAATACCAACAGCAATTTCCCTATGTGTTGGGTTTTTAATCTTTTTTACTGCTGATGCTGGATAATCTGCCATATATTATTTCCTGTTTGGTGTGGTTCCCCACGTAGAATATATCGAATTCATTCTCGTTCCACCAGATGATGTTGGAATAGGAACTGGTACGGGAACATATTGTGTAGTTGGAACAATAGTTGTCATCCCATTCATCAATCCCAAATTAGATTCTGGTGTTGGTAGTATAGCATTTCCCATCATATTTAGTCCCATAGGAGAGGGTAATGCCAATGGATTTGATGGTGGATTTAAATTCCCTAGTAAATTTCCAGATCCAGATACTTTAGGAGCATCTGTTGTTTTTGGATCAGGTTTTGGTGTTACTTTTGTTCCACCTCCTCTAAAATAATCCTTTGCATGTGGTTCTGGATTTATATGATTTTTTATCACACCATTCCATCCAGATCCCATTTCAAAGTGAAGATGTGGTCCTTCACTTCTTCCAGTATTTCCCAATGTACCTATAACTGGAGCATTGCCAGCAGCATCTGGTTCTAATTTTTGTCCAACACTGACATTAATAGAATTCAAGTGACCATATAGTGTAAATCTACCGTTGTTATGCTTAACTACAACATGTTTTCCCCAACTTGTATTGCCATGATCACCAACATGATGCACAACACCTGGCATTATGACAGAAATAGGAGTTCCTATTTTAGAAAAAGGTCCTCCAGAGTAATCTACTCCATTATGCCCAGGTCTATTTGAAGTTCTAAATCTACTATAAACATAGGCATCTGGATTGACACCTCCTCTTGTTAAGTATGGACTCGCACTTACTTCTGGAGCGTCACCATTAAATAAATTGTTTGCTCCTTGTACTAATCCATTGACTCCATTGAGTAATGCTTTAAGAGGAGCAGGTAAAAGATTTGGTAGATCTTTAATTAGATTTTTAAATCCCTCTACAATCTGATCAATTATAGATCTACCCAGATTAAATTTAGGAGTACCCTTTATATCTGGGGCAACTGGTACTTTAACATCAGTTTCTGGTAATTGTCTTTCTAAATTAAATTCAGGTATTGAAGATATTATTTTAGAATCAAGTCCTATCGACTCAACAAGTTTTCTAATGCCACTGAATATTGGTTTTGCCCCAGCATTTATCAATCCAATTCCAGTAGAACCACTTAAGAAATATGCAAGTTTACTTTCAGGAACAACATACTCTGGTTCACCACCTTCACCTATAAATGCAAGTTGAGGTCCAGTTACTTTACCACCCTCTGCATATTTTTGATCTGCTCCAGTAGCAACATCAGCTACCTTTCCACCAGCAAAAGCACCTCCTGTACCACCAATTAAAGATCCAAGGATACCTCCTATAAGAGCGCCAGGAGCGGCACCAACGCCACCAAACATTGCTCCTATGGCAGCACCAGCAACAGCACCCGCCTTGCCCCCTGCAGCGGCGCCTGCAAGTCCTCCAGCAACACTTCCAGCAGTTCCGACACCAGCTTCAACATTGCTTTGTCCTTCTGATTTTCTGCCAGCAAATTCAAACCCAGCAAACAGTGCTGAAAAGATTCCCCCCTTAGGTCCAACTGGCATTTTAGGTAGTTTCACACCTTTAGGTAAACTTGGAAGTTTAAATCCAGAAGGTTTTGGTGCGGCAGCAGGTTTAGGTCCCTTTGCCATTTGGATTGATCCACCTACAAATTTTCTAATTTGATTTGCAGTACTTGCTATTCCCTTAATACCTTTCCATGCTTTCTTAGGAATAGATTTAGCAAATCTAGTAACTTGCCTAAATGGTCTCGTTAAATTTCTTCTAAATCTTTTTAATCCAACTTTAGTTGTTCTAACAAATCTTCTAAATTTTTTTATTCTTAATCTATTCTTTCTCCCAATAGATCTTCTAAACTTTATAGATATTCTTCTTCTTAAATTACCAAATAAACTTTCAAATAAATCCTTTAAAAATCCTTCCGACTGTTGTTCTTCTTCCTTCTCCTGCTTTTCTTTCTTTGAAGATTCTTCTGCTTTTCTTTTCTTTGGTTCAAGATCTAACAGGTCAGAGGTTAACTGTTTTAATCTATCCTGTTCATATTCAAATATTCTTTTTGCTAAAGATAAATTAAGTAACGCTGCCTTCTTTAACTTTAAAGTTTCAGTAAACAGAGTTCCTTTTTTTATTCTTCTTTCTTTTTTTGATGGAGCGTCGGTAGTCAGTTCCTGGGTTTCACTACTAGCATCTTCATCATCTGATGGAGCAGTCATCTGAACAATAGGATTTGCGCCATACACACTAAGTATGGCGTCATTGTAATCTTGCAATCCTATTTGTTTTGCGTCCATTAACCTCTAGAGTTTTGTTTTTCTATTCTTGCCTTTTCCTCTTCCAAAAATTTCAAAACCATTGCAACATATATTTCACGTTCCCAAGGTATCATATTATCTAGTTCAGTTAAACTGTATTTGTGATGCTGCATTAAACCAAAGTTAGTTCTATAATAATTCTCTAAAGAATTATGGAAGAGGGCTATGCGAAAAAATTAGACAGACCTTCAATAGTATAGTCACTCGTAACTTTTGTTGCTGGATTCTTAATCTTAATCGTATGTTTTAGTGTAGGCATCGTCTCAAAGAATTTTTGTATGTTAGAGAATTGCTTATTGTTCATGTTCTCAACAAAACTAATAAACTCATCTTCACTGGTTGTTGATTTATCCCAGACATCATCTTCATTATAAATTTTATCAATAGATCTAGCAACAAGTTTAAAAGTATTTTCTGGATTCTCAGCATCTTCAAGAAGTTCAAATGAATCTAGATTTGGATACTTCATTTCAACCCAAAGGTCATCAGTAATTTGTATCTGATTAGTATGTCCTTCTGGAAATTGAACCTGAATATCATCGATGTTAATTGCTACAGAAACTTCAGTTTCATTATCATCAGGACACTTCAAAAGCAATTCAATTCTTTCTCCTACAGATTTACCTCTGATGTTTAAGAACAAATATTCAATGTCAAATGTTGCTAAAGAATCAACATCGATTCCCTTTGTTTGTACACACGCAGAAATGATATCTTTCATTGCCGAAGCAATTTGAGTTTCATCTTCAGATTCTAAAGCCATCAAAAGAATCTTCTCTTCTTTAACTAGGAATGGACGATATTTAATTTTCTTTTTAGTTGAGGGAATAACCAATTCATAAGTTGGGTTATTCAAAACAGGTAATGCCATAGTTATCTACAAAAAAATTACAATTACTATAATCTATCTAGGTACTCAAAATAAAAGGATACTTGAATTCTTACTGGTTGGTTTGGTCCATTAGAAAATGACAAATTATTCATGCTGTATGGAAAGGCTTTATGTGCAACAACAGTATTCACTACACTATGAGTGTTTCTAGAACTTACTTTACCATCTATATTAAAAAATTCTCTCACACCTAAATCTCTTCTGTTTGGTTCCAACTTAGATATTACAATATCTGCACAATAATTATCATAATATTGCATAGATGAATAAGATTCCTTACTATATCCAGCTGGTCCTTGTCTATTGAAAATGTAATCAGACCAATTTTGGAACACATTATAAGTTGTATGTGACATATCTAAAAGAAAAGTCAAACTCAATTCATTGAATACTTTAGTGTGAGCATGACGAATATTAATTCCCGTTGATAATCCCTTTACATCTCCAGTAGCAAAGCTAAATCCAGGTATATTGCATTCATCACAGAGATAACTTAACTTTGTTGCTGCTCTTCCTGCTGATGCCTCAAGTTCAAATACAGATGGATCTGAAATATTATCTAAACCAAGAGTTGTTCCCAATCCAACTCCCATATTTGAAATAGAAACATGGTATTTATTAGATGAAGCTAGTCCGTAATTACCAACAACATTTTTTAGTATTGTATCTATTTTCATCTAAATAAGTTGGGGAAGTTATTAATATTTATTGTATATATCATGGCATATTCAGGAAAATATAGACCATCTTACCCCAAAAAATATAAAGGTGATCCCACAAACATAATCTATAGAAGTTTGTGGGAATTAAAATTTATGAAATACTGTGACTTGAATGAAAATATTTTAGAATGGGGTTCTGAAGAAATAATAATACCATATAGATCTCCAGTCGATAACAGGTATCATAGATACTTTCCAGATTTTTATATCAAAGCACGTACTAGTACTGGGGTGAAAAGATACATCATTGAAATAAAACCTCAGAACCAAGTTGATGAACCTAAGGTTCAAAAGAAAAGAACTAAAAAATATATCAATGAAGTGGTTACTTATGCAGTAAATCAAGCTAAGTGGAGTGCCGCTAGAGAATATTGTGCTGATAAACAATGGGAATTTAAAATCTTAACAGAAAAGGACTTAAGGATATGAGCGTCCTAAAAGAAATTAAAAAAGAAAATGCATCAAATAGAAACGAACAAAGAAAGATAGCATTCAATTATCTATTTGATAATGCAATTGAGTTCGACGATATTGAAGTAGGAACTTTTTACTTATTTGAATACAAACCAAAGTATTTAAAACAATTAAAACATTGGGACAGATATCCAATGGCATTGATTCTTGAAAAATATAACGATGGTGTTCTTGGTGCTAACTTACATTATACAACTCAAAAAAATAGAATTCTATTGGCGCAATCATATCTAAATAAAAATATAAAAATAAAAGAACATCTACTACATAGATATATTCCAGAAAAAGCAGACAATATCTTTTTTAAAATAGAAGATAAAGATCTTGTTGATTATGCTGCTCTAAATATTGAACAGTTTTATGATTCCAATAATAGATTCTTAAGTTCCACGAAAATACAGAAGGTTTAATAAATGCCAATAGGTTATACACCTGCAGATCTATACGGACCAGCTACTAGATTTACTCCAGGAGAATTAGGGTTACCTTCTGCAACTCCAGGGGGTCAAGCGACTGGGGTTGGTAATGGAACCGATAGAGCAGGGCAAGCAGGAACTAGAAGACAAGATAGAAGTCCCAGTGGTGCTGGTGGTAAACCAATATCTACAAATAATAAAAAAGATTCTGCAGAAACAATAGTAATAAAAAAATCATTAAAGGATGCTGTTAATGTTGACACCCTTTATTACCCAAGAAATGCAGCAGGGTATAATTATTTAATTTTTGAAATTTTCAATTACAAAGCTGCTTCTGCATTGGAAGTAAATGACATAAGACAAGGATTAATAAAAGGTGGATCTGGTCTTACGCAATTTCTTCCAAACTTTGAAGGTGAAGATACACAATCTGGATTAACAACAGGAAATAATAATAACAATCCAACTGCAAATTCAGGTAAAGGAAAAATATTTTTATATGTTCCTCCAAGATTAGAATATAATTATGGAGCAGGATGGAATAAAGTTTCTTTTGGTTTATTAGGAGCTGCAATTGGAAATGGAGGTCTTGATGTATTTACAAGTTTAGCAGCAGGAGCATCTCAAGCAGCAAATAATTTCACAAATGATATTCTAAATCAAGCTGGTAATATACCAAAGACAGAGGGTATAAGTTTAGATTCAGTTATAGGTGGTGCATTTGGTGTTACATTTAATGACAATACTCTGCAAACATTTGATAGGATGTCAACTAGATCATTCAATTTTGAATATGTAATGCTAGCTAGAAATGCAACGGAAGAAGCAGACATCAAAAATATCATACTGAAATTCAAACATGCAATGCACCCTGGAGCGAAACGAGATAATAGTAACGTAAGTTTATTCTTAGATTACCCATACATTTTTAGAATAACTCCTGCCACAAGTAAAAATAATATCCATGAATACATACCAAAAACAAAGTATTGTGCATTAACAAGAATGTCTGTTGACTATACACCAAACAATACTTTCAATCCAACTCCTGGATCATTTGTACATGCAGTGAGATTAAGTTTGGCATTTGAAGAACTGACTACACTAACTCAATTAGATCTTTTAAACGATACTTACTAAGATGTATTTCACAAAACTTCCAGAAATATTATACTTAAAGTATAATAAAAATCCATATGATGGAAACTATATTTTAATTAAAAATATATTTTCAAGGATCAAAATCATTGACAATATAAAACCATCTGCTACTATATTTGATGATTACTTTGTAAAGAGTTGGGAAAGACCAGATACAATAGCAATGGACTATTATGAAAATCCAAAATATGATTGGGTAATTATACTATTAAATAATATTACTAACATATATTCTGATTGGGTAATGCCTGATGGTGTCTTCAATCAATATGTAAATAAAAAATACCAGAACGTCGATGATATACATCACTATGAAACTTTAGAAATTAAATATAAGGATAAAATCATCATGCCTTCTGGCAAAATAGTTGAAGAATCTTTTCAATTCCTAATGCCCACTGGTACATTTTTAAGTAAATCCCAATCAAGAATCGGAGTTTCAAATTACCAGTATGAAGTAAATTTGAATGAAAAAAGAAAAGAAATAATATTATTAAAACCAGAATACCTGTCTGAGTTTGAAGAGATCTTCCAGAAGGAAATTCAATACACTCCAAGTACAGAATACATAGATAGGAAATTAATCCTAGCATAAAAAAAGGGGGCATATGCCCCCTTTGCTTTAGAAATCTTCTTCAGCAAGTCGATTGAAGTAACTGAAGTTATCCTCATCATCACTGGCGCTAGGCGTGATACTAGGAAGATCAACGCTAGAACGTCCAACTTCTTGCTCCATGAATTCAGTTTCATAGGTTTCTCGATCAACGCGAGGAGTACCTTTCTTACCGAGAACCAGATCAAGACGATTCTGAAGTTCCTCATAACTCTTGAATTGATCAGGAGCAGTGAACTCATTCAGATCATAGATTTGATTGAAGATCTTTTCAAGTTTATCATCACTGAAGTTACCAAGAGTACCAGGACGAGCGAACTCTGACTTGTCATAATTCCAGTAACCAGCAACCTTAGTGATCTTCAGTTTGAAGTCAGCACCTTCCCAGAAGTTAAAGGGATCGATTGCAACTTCATCAGCGAAGGATGGTTTCATTGCTTCACAAATCTTGTCATGGATCTTTTTACCATACTTATAGATGAAAACCTTTCCTTCGTTATCAGGATTTGCAGGATCAGAGATCACATAGATGTTGCTGTAGTAAGACAGTTTACGCTTCTGCTTACGAGCAATCTCTTTGTCAGAATCAAGACCGCTGTTCCAGAGTTGGCGATTCATTTCTCCAACAGGATCTTGCTTACCGATAGTAGTCAGCGAATTCTCAATGTACCAACCACCAGGACCCTGGAAAGCATGGGACCAAACTTGTGCCCAAGGAAGATCTTCTGTGGTCTTAGCAGGAAGGAAACGAATCACTGCATAACCGTTACCAGATTTGTCCATCTGGGGTTTCCAGATTCGATCATCAATGTAACTGCCGCCTTCGTTGAGTTTATCTACTTCCTTGGTGAGTTTATCAAGAAGGGAACCTTGCTTTTTGAGTGTTGCGAAAGACATGTGTTTGTATTCTCCGTATTAAACGTGTGGTGTGTCGTATTGACCGTATTATCATAGCAGAGGGGGAGGGTCCTGTCAAGCGTCTTCCCCGTCGTTGAGGGGATCAAAATCTAGGGACTCTCTCATCATTTGGATTGAACGCTTTGCATTTTTAAATACATCAGGTCCAATCATATGAGATGGGATGCCCATCTCTTTTGCTTGTATTCTAAATTGTTCTTTGAACTCTACAGCTTCTTCATCATCAGAAAGACATACTCTTGTATAAAGTATCTCCTGTTTATCTATCAATGCATCTATTTGATTTACAATTTGTTCTCGTTCTTCCCTAGAAAGAAATGGGAATACATACATCTTCTTTGCAATCTCTTGATAAAGAGCTTGCATGTTTTTCATTTCATTTTTTACTATTTCGGAAGAGAAGAAACTCATGAAAGTATTTGATTTGCTATAGTGGACATAGATTTCATATTCAAATTTAAGAATGGATCATATTTTTTGATGAGGAGTGAAACCTCATTCCAAATAAAATCATTCTCTAATATTCTATCATATCTATTTACAAAGTTTGTAATCCTATTCAGAATTACCAATGTCTCTAGCATGATTGACTTACCCAAATACATCCTCAATACTAAAGGGTGCTGAGTTGTTTTACATCTGAATGCTTCGTTGATATCAGAAACATTCATCATTAACTTCTCTAGATCAGATCTAAACAAATAAGAAATACTTTGTACTTTCCTCTGCCATTCCAGATAATTATCATCTGTCATGGAACCAATCCAAAGATTTGAATTGGCAACAAAGTTTGATACAAAGTATTCCTTTACTGTTTGCCTATTATATTTTTTGGAGATCTTTTCAAAAAAGTAACGGTCATTTCTTTTTAAAAAGTTTTCAACCGTTACTTTTGTTTTTCCATCAAATTTAAAGTAGTCATACTTTTTAGAACCAAAGTGTAATTTGATTCCAGTATACACTTGATACGAATCAAATGCAGTCATAATTTAAAAAGATAAGATTCCTCTAGTTGTTTTCTTAATGTAATTAAGTTTGAGAGCTTCTGCTCTAATTTTTTCTTTTAGTGTTGGTCCAATTAACTTGGCAACTGATTCAATTTCAATGTCTTTATTTTCACAGAAGTATACTACTGCGTCAATATAATTCATTGACTTGTCACTCTCCTTAACCATTGTTTCAATAGTTAAGGAAAATTTATTCTTATCCATAAAGTTATCATCAAGTAATTTGTCTATGTCTGTCATTCTTTTCTTTGTACTCTTTTATGTAATCTACTAAAAGAGGCACATAGTCATCAGGATTTTTAATGAATACCTGAGGTTCTCCGCTTTGACAAGCGATGATAGTAACAATCTGATCGACCTTAATTCCAGATCGTTCCTCATACATTTTAACATATCCTGTCTCTTGGACAAAATAATTTTCAATCCATTCTTCTTTCTTTTCTTTGCTGGATGTTTTGAAATCAATTACAGATAGTTTACCATCAAACTCTGCAATACAGTCAACTCTACCAGCAATCTCATATTCATGACTAAAAAGAGGTGCCTCTTGAAAATGTATATTGTTAATCCGATTAAGGATTGGTTTTGCTTGAATAAACAAAACCTTCGCCATATATTTATCTTTGAACTTTTCCAAGTTCAATTCATTATTTAGGTAATCTTCCGCCATACTATGAAAAGATGTACCTACAGAGGCAGCTTGTGTTGATATTTTATTTGCCTGTTGATCTCCTACACGCTGTCTCCATTCTTTAATAGTATGACGTTTCCGATAGGAGGTAATTGTAGTGATAGATGTATAGAATTTATCCTCACCAACAGGATAAACCCGTTCACCGTCAACTGTGGTTGCAACCATCTCGTTGAGGGTGAACGGAAGTTTCACATGATTAAAGTTCATCAAGTCCCAAATGTAGTTTGCTAAGAATGTAACTCTTGATCAGACCAGAACGTACAATGTCATCAATACCAAATTCAATGTTGGCAAATTCATCCATGAGTTCAAGAATCCTCATGAAATCTAAGATTCCATTCTTTTCATTGGTCTTTACAAGATCGGTTTGCTTAACATCTCCACAGAAAATAATTTTAGTATCAGTACCAACACGGGTGATGATAGAATCAAGTTCATGGAAGTTAAGATTTTGACATTCATCAACCAAAATGATTGCGTTGTCAAGGGTAGTTCCACGGAGGAACGAAGTGCTCCAGAATGAAATAGTATTCTGTGCCTTTAGGTTATCATACAGCATATCGAATGCTGGATCATCTGGCATTTTGAACATGTACTTAACCATGTTCTTATATGGGATCTGATAAAGGTTTGATTTATCCTCATGATCCCCTGGTAAAAATCCAATCTCTCTAGTTGGAACAAGAGAGCGAACGATATAAAGTTTTTCGTAAGGAGTATTCCCAGAAAGAATCTCTCTTAGTGCAAGATAGATTGCAACAAATGATTTACCAGTTCCTGCACACCCATACATGAAGAGATTTTTACCTTCATTGTATGCCTCAAATACTTTCTCTTGTGTTTCAGTAAGAGGTTCTACATCTTTAAGATGTTCAATGTTGATTGGCTTTTTGCGTCTCATTTGTTTAGGAGTGCTATTTACAAAATCAAAACTGGTGTCCTTTCTTCTTCTTGCCATATAGATTTAAGTTTCGATAGTAGATCCGTAGTTTGCTTTTTTGATTCCTTTTAGGACATCTCGCCATCCATCAGGACGTTTATCTCTGATGCCAGCATCACTTACAACTCCAGGAAAATTATTATGAAATTGTTGTAGGTGCGGATTGTCTTGTTTGTATTTATCGAGATCATGGATACTCATGAAGATTTCAAATTCTTCATCAGTTTCTATATTTCTAAAGTTATAAGTTGGCATGTTACCACTCCAATGCTTCAGAAACTGTTGGGAACTGTTCTTTAAATACCTCTTTGCATTGCTCAGCAATAATCATGTGTTCCTTCTGGGTGCCATGAGCAGAGCGGAGATCAATGTAATGGATCCACGAACGGCAGGAGCCAGTCATGTAGATCCTTGTGGGGGTTGCTAGGGGGAGAACAAAACGAGCACACTCTTTGGCAACTCCCTGATTCAAAAGACGATTATAAAGTTGTTGTGCTTTCCCAAAGTGTTCTTGGATCTCAGATTCCAAAACAAGTTTAACATATCCATCAAGATCATCAGTAGAATTTTGACGGTTCTTTGTATCCTGACGACGAAGTTCTGGAACAGGAATATGCTGCGACAAAAGATTTGTATCAGCATATCGTTGGGAAAATTCTTGAAATGTGAATGAACGGTGACGAAGGATCTGAGCTGCGATACCTCTAGTAGTTTCAATCTCAAGTGTCATATGAGATTGTTCAAACACAGACCAATGATTATGCTTAATGCAATAACGAAGTAACCCTGCATAGTTTTCGTTATCTTGGTTACTAGGGTTAGACACTCTAGCAACGTATGCCATTGTCTGTTCTGCATCTGGAGTAACTGAAATAAGTTTAACTGTCATATCAGTAACCAAATCCCCCTTTTTGTTCACGTTTGTATTGAATGAGTTGTTCTTGTGCAGTCCTAAGTTCTCTCTTCATGTGCTGCAGTTCTCTGTCACTGTAAAGATAATCAAGCTTTAATGCTTTCTTAATCAATTTGATTTCTTTAGTCAAAGTAATACTTTGTGTCATTTTGCTACCACCTCATTAGACCATTTGATTTCGGGGAATGCTTCTTTAACTACAGCAAAAGTAATTCTATACTTATCCTGAAGTTTCTTGTCTTTTACCAAACAAATAATTTCTGCTTCAGATTCATGCAATCCTTCAAGCAGTTGGATGAACATTTGTTCTCGCTTAAATCGAGTAAGTGTATTTGCTCCTTTGATAAATCTCCAGAGTCCTTTTGCTTCTCGTTCAAGAACAGTATGTTCAGTTCCAATGGGAGCATCATTTGCGTTGAATGGAACTTCTCCTTCTGGAAGATCGGAGATGATACCAGCATCAAAGTTCCATTTCAAAATAGAACGAAGTGCTTGGGTATTGTTGTCACGCAGAATCTTAATCTTTTCTGCTTTTGTTTTTGCGTTGGATGCTTTTTTAATAATTTCTGAGATCAAGAGTTTCATTTGTATTCAGCAAGTAATAAGAAAACCTAAGTATAGCACAGATTGCTATCTTAGGCAAGTGTCAGATGTCTTCATCCTCAAATGGATCAAGATCAAATTCGTCAGTGGGTTCAAAGTGAACACTGATTAACTTGGCAGTTTGGAATGGAATCATGTTTCCATCATCATCTAACATTTCTGGATGGGGTGTTAACGAAACTTGAGATTTGCTTTCAAGATATGAATCTACATATGCATTAGCAAACCATCCAAACAAAAATCCGATCAGTAAACCACCAATAGAAATCAAAGTTGAAAAATAAATGATTAAAGTCGTGTTCATGACTGCTCCCTCCTTTGGAAGATTACTTTTTTCTTTGGATAAAGTTTGTTTATTCTTCCTCCTTAATGTCATGAATTCATCACCTTTATTTATTTCAGATTCAGACATACCCATTTTCTTTCAAGTAACGAACCGTGTCTGTAGATCCTCCAATTACTTTGTCATCAATAATAACTTGAGGAAATGTAGATCCTTCACCAAACTCTTTAATAAATTGATCTCTATCAAAATCAACATCAAGAGTATATGTGACATGAACAATATTCAATTGTTCAAAAAGCATTTTGACCTTTTCACAATAAGGACAATCAGGTTTTGAATAAATTACAGCATTAATCATAAACTACTTCTCCAGATATGTGGTTAATTTTCTCCCAAATGTCCTCATATGCAAGGTTATTATAGAAACCAGTTCTGTACATATGATCTAGCATGTTGGGATCATATCCAAACTCATCAAAAAGATGGAACAGCAGTTTTCGTATCAGTTGTTCTTTTGATTCTGACATGACTGGTAAAGCGAAGAGGGGGACCAATGAATTGTAGCAAAAGGAAAGGGGTCTGTCAAGACCCCTTGGCAATTTATTTAGAACAAAATTAATAATTAATCTTTCTTAGATTTTTTTACTTGTTTAGCACTCCAAGCAGCAAGCATCATGATGGCAAAATAGAACAGATAGTCATCAATCATTACCAGAAAGAAAACTACCGAACCACCAATTCTCAAGTAATCTGGCATTGGAATCTTACTACAGACCCAACGAACTTGTTTCTCAAAGATAAAGTATAGTGGTATGAGTGCAGTGACTACAAACTCACTATACGGAACAACGAAATACAGAGAGAGCAATACAAAGATTGGAAAGTATTGTCTCTCTGGTATCCTCTTCAAGTATGAAACATACAAATCAATCCACCCTTGACGGGTTCTTGGTCTATTTTTCCAACGCTTGAAGAGTTTTTTCATCACTTATCAGAAAGAGTAACGAACTTTCAGTTCTCCACCGAGACCAAACACTTCGGAATCAAAACCATACTCACCAGCAACTTTGAACTTACCAGTCAGTTGATTAGCGATAGGGAAATTGATACCCACTTCACCAACGGCAACTCCTTGACCATCTTGTCCATTACGCCATTCATAACCAGGACCAATTTCTCCAAACACAGTCACACCACCACCAACGGCAGCGTCATATCCAACACGCAGTTCGGTTTGAGCGCCAGTGTAATCACCATCAACCAGAGCGGTAGTGGTCTTGGACTCCACATAAGGAGATGCCATAGCAGGTGCTGCGATCAGAGGAAGTGCAGCAAGAGCAAAAATAGTTTTCATGAATTTGTTATTTAATAAACGACAATGCTTAATTATTTGTTAAGCAAGAGTATCATACCACAGTCAAGAGAGGTTGTCAAGCGATCTGTCGATGAATTTTTTCTGAATCTCTGACGCTTCAAATTCTTCCTTCATATAATCAGCTGCTTTTTCTGGATCAGTATGATCTCCACAAGTGAATACATCACATACAGCAGTATTATTCTCTGGCCAAGTATGAATGCTGATATGACTTTCAGCAAGCATGGCAACACACGTCACTCCTTGTGGTTCAAACTTATGAGAGTTAAGTGCCAGTAGTGTCGAATTGCATACTTTTGCTGCCTGATATACGACATCTCTGACGAATCCTTCATCATCAATCAGATCAGATTTGCAACCAATAAGAGTGAAAAGAATATGTTTCATTTTAAATAAATTTAAAACGGAAAGGGTGGGATTTGAACCCACGGATGCTTGCACATCGCCTGTTTTCAAGACAGGTGCCTTAAACCACTCGACCACCTTTCCAATTGTTCGATAAATTATACCATAAAAAAGGGGGTTTTGTCAACCCCCTAGATTATTTATTATCCAAGCGTTGCCATATGATATTGGGCTTCTTGGAGTTTTCTTTGCTTTTGAATTTGTTTACGGATAACATTCAACCAATTCATTTGTGCCCCTCCTTTACAAACTTAACACCACGATAGGTTTCGTTGTATTGTTGGGGTTGTTGCATCATCTGCTGTTGATATTCTAAACGCTTTTGCGTATCATATTCAACACCACGGTATACTACTTTTGACATTAGGTTTCTCCTTAGTTGTTTAGGTTAAAGAGCGTTCCTTCAGTCAACTTTTGCGTCTAGGAAACAACCTTTTTTAGTAACTTGCTTTACTTCCCAAACAATATCATTTTTTTGTTGGGCATCTAATCTTGGATGAGTGACTACTCTTCCAATAATAAAATTTGCCTGAAGACAAGTTAATAAAATTGCTTCCATAGATGAACGATCCGTTCCGAGTCGGCTTACTTCCGTTCGCTATTCGCAAATAGCGAATGAACGTTAGGATTATTTTATCATCCTGATCGTATATAGTCAAGTAGTTTTGTAATTTTTGATACAAAAAAAAACCACCCCTTTTTGGGGTGGCAGTACTCAATCTATGGGTGATCGATCAACCGATTGCAGGTGCAGTGAGAGCAACAGGAGTTACATCAGCAGCAGCAAGGTCAAGAGGGAAGTTGTGAGCATTACGCTCATGCATTACTTCAAAACCAAGGTTAGCACGGTTCAGAATATCAGCCCAGGTGTTAATCACACGACCGTCAGAAGACAGCAGTGACTGGTTGAAGTTAAATCCATTCAGATTAAACGCCATAGTAGATACGCCAAGGGCAGCGAACCAAATACCAACCACGGGCCAAGCAGCAAGGAAGAAGTGAAGGCTACGGCTATTGTTAAAAGAAGCATATTGGAAGATAAGACGACCAAAATAACCGTGAGCAGCGACAATATTATAAGTTTCTTCTTCTTGTCCAAACTTGTATCCATAGTTTTGAGATTCTACTTCCGTGGTTTCACGAACGAGGGAACTAGTGACCAGAGATCCATGCATAGCAGAGAAAAGAGAACCGCCGAATACACCAGCCACCCCAAGCATGTGGAAGGGGTGCATGAGGATATTATGTTCCGCCTGGAAAACAAGCATGTAGTTAAATGTACCTGAAATTCCAAGAGGCATGGCGTCAGAGAAGGAACCTTGCCCAAAGGGATATACGAGGAACACTGCAGAAGCAGCAGCCACGGGTGCGCTATAGGCAACACAAATCCAAGGACGCATACCCAGTCGGTAAGAAAGTTCCCATTCACGACCCATGTAGGCATAGATACCAATCAGAAAGTGGAAGACGACCAGTTGAAATGGTCCACCATTATATAGCCACTCATCGAGAGAAGCAGCTTCCCAGATGGGATAGAAGTGAAGTCCAATAGCATTGGACGAAGGAACAACAGCACCAGAGATGATGTTGTTTCCATACATGAGTGAACCAGCAACTGGTTCACGGATGCCGTCGATATCGACAGGAGGTGCGGCGATGAATGCAACGATGAAACAGATAGTAGCGGCGAGAAGGGTAGGAATCATTAAGGTTCCAAACCAACCAACGTAAAGACGATTGTTGGTAGAAGTCACCCACTCGCAGAACTGTTCCCAAGTGTTGCTTCCACGCTGTTGAGCAATGGTTGCAGTCATAGTAGAAATCCGTTTGTAAAGTTTTAAGTACAAGTGTTAAGAAACATTACGTTCCTTAACACTTATTTATAATACCACGGTTTCCCGAACCTGTCAAGCCCCCTGCTCAACGAGTTTTGTAATCATCCATATCCTTAGTAAACTTGTCAACAAATTGTAAACGTTTCTCCCAGGTATCTCCTCCTTCTCTTCCTCTACACGGATTGATACATGTTTCATCCCCAAACTTATTACAAACTAAACCAGCTAAGTCAATAGGATTTCCTGGTTTACCTGTGCCTGACCAATAGTGTTGATCCTCTATAAATCTAGTTCCACACTTTGGACAGATTTGTATGTTTAAATTTTCCATTTTAGAAAATAGGATTTACATCCTATTATAGTGGGACATTCAAAGATGTCTGTGCTTTTTAATACTGAGTTTATATTTCTTTTGAAAATAAAATAAGATTTCCAGATTTTCGTAATAAATCTAAATGATACTTCCCCCACGGTATCGTAACCCATTCTGTTTTTTTATCTGGTCTAAGTATTAAAACCGATAGATATCTCATAAAAAAGGGGAGCATTTTGCTCCCCCTATTTATCACCAGACACCAGGAATAATTTGCCCTGTTGTCATATAAGTACCAACAGCAATGACGAAACCGAGCATTGCCAGACGAGCGTTGAGGATCTCTGCCTCAGGGGTGAATCCGAATTTCATTTTTGTGTCCTCTTAGTAGTGTTTTGAATAACAATAAATTTATCTTTGGGTAACGTGCCAGCGATACAAACTTTTAGTTCATCATCTCTATCCCAGGCACCACTTTCTATGAGTTCTTGAAGGGCAAGGTTGAATTGCCCAAGCATGTTAGCACTCACAGGTTCTCTTCCTGTTCAGTCAGAATCACACAGTCGCTGGTAGGATATGCCACACAGGTTAGCACCCAACCGTCAGCGAGTTGATCATCATCAAGGAAGGATTGCTCCTCATTATCAACAGTGCCGCTGATAAGTTTGCCAGCACAAGCAGAGCAAGCACCAGCACGGCAACTAGAAGGAAGGTCAACACCTGCCTCTTCAGCAGCTTCAAGAATGTATTGGTCATCAGGACACTGAATAGTTTGCTCAGTGCCGTCAGGGGATTGAAGGGTAATCGAATAGGTAGCCATCAATAAGTTTCGCAAAGTTTTTCGATAGATTTTGCCAGTGTTACGAAGAACACGACACTAAGCATTGTAAAGAAAAGAGTAGTCATTGTCAAGTCCTATGTCAGAAAATGCCAAAAAAGAGTTTGCCTGTGGCAACGTAGGATACCGCACCAGCAATGATGCCAAGCATTGCCCAACGCCCATTATACATCTCAGTCATCTGCATGGGAGTAAGGAGACCTTTGCGATTGTATTCTTGATAAACCATGTCTGGTTCCTTTGCCCACATGTTTTGTTGCCCATACTCATTTGTAGTAACAGTCATTTCAATTTATTAAGATTTACAACAATAGTATATAGCAGAAACGGGGACCTGTCAAGTCCCCGTTTGTTATGGTTGATACCAGTTTAGATAAAATATTTTAATATACTAACATTGGATCAGGTACTCTATAAGTTGTTGAATATTTACCTACACCTATGTAATATCTAAAGTCCTGAATATATACACCAACTGGCATTCTTCCTTTATCAAAATTTCTAGCAAAGAAATTATAATTATATCCAGTAAAATCTTTGGTGTTTGTTGCAGAGTTTAAAATAGTTCCTCTGGCACCAATAGTATCAGAAGTAGTGAGACCATCTACTGCAACTCCTGTACCTGAAGATTCTTTAGAACCAACTGCAATATGAAAGGTATTACCAACTCTGGAAACTGCAATATGATACCAAAGTTTTGGAGAAAATATTTGACTTGTCGTTTTTACAATTTCAGTTGATGTATTAAGACCAGTTCCATATCTAACTTGAACTCCCCTACGTTCTGCAGCAACTGGCCAAGAATCTCCCGTAATAACAATATAAGGGACATCATTCGCTGCATTTTGATTATCAATAAAAGTTGGGTACATGATATCAAATTGATTAGAAAAATCAAACGAATCAAATTTCATCCAACATTCAACCGTAAAATCACTAGTACCTAAGTCAATTAAATTTCCTGGTATATTAAAGGCATCAATTTTCAATGAATTTTGATATGGAGTATAAGGAGCTCTTAAGCATGAATCATAAAAACAAGATTCATGCCCTATTATATTTGATTCTGAATATCTAACATAACTAAATCCAGTATATTCACTTCCAGAACCCCTAATTAAATGTGAAATATCCCTTAAACCATACTCTTTATTAAATGGCATTGCCAATACTAAATTAGCAGCATTTGAATCTGATCTCAAAGTATAGTTTATTGGATTACTATCTCTATAATTACTTAATTTGCGTGGCATCAGTTTATTCTCCAACCGCTAGTAGTATTGTATACAAAAATAACAGACGTATCATTAACATCAATTACAAAATCATCAGTCAATCCTTCAATTGTTTCAGTAGAAGGGGTAGCAACGATTATATTTATTTTTCCTCCAACATAATCTAATGCAGAAGTAACATCGGAACTAATTAATACTTTACTTCCATTTGTAGGAGAAGATGGTAAAGTTATTGTGCAATTTCCATTAGTTACTACACAGTAGTCAAGATTAGATAACGTAGTATTGGTATTAACTACTCTATACCTTGCAAATTCTGTTGGTCTTAAACTAGAAAGATTAAAATCTGCCATTTTAGAATACCCTCTCTACAATTTCCCAGTTATTAGATCCAGCATATACTAAAGTGACAGTAGAATTATCAATATCTAATCTTAATCTATCTCCATTAGTATTATTATTAATAGATGATCCTGCTCCTGGATCAATAATAATATTGTTTGTACTTGCTGATCCAGAAACACTACAAACTCTTACCCAATCACCAACCAAAACTCCACTTGCAGTAGATGGCAAAGTAATAGTTCTAGATGTAGTAGAATCCACTAACAGAATTGAATTCAAATCTCCAGATCCAAGTGATATATTAGAAGTAATTACTTGTCCAGTATGTGCATCAAATCTTCTTCCTGTATAAGATAACTTATCAAATGAAACGGCACCATTTTCTATGGTGGTTTCCTTTACTGCATTCAGTGTAAGTTTATCATTAGTAACACTTGTATTACTATAAGATCCAGTTACTAATCTGGAAATAGCTTGTGCCGACATTTTTTAGTTATTGTCCTTCTAGAGTATTTATAACTTTGTCAAATATAAAAGGACCATTGGTTGATCCCCAAACCTGTTTTCCTGTCTGAGGATCTAGTCCTGCATCAATAACCATGTAATAATTTTCACCCAATTCAATTCTACTCATCAATATAGTATCTTTAAAGATGCATCCAGGAACGGTTGTTCCCCTATAGACATTTCCAACTTTATAAAACAACAAATTACATTGATCATTTTCTATAGTTATTGGATTACCTGGAACTACTTTGATTATTTTATCTCTATATGGTTTTTCTTCATGGGAATATCTTTGCATACAGTGAAACTCATACTCACTGATGCGAGTATGAGTCAAAATAATATGTGCAAATGATGTTGGTCTAGAAGATGCTTGATTCCAATTATTAAAACTGCCTTCAAACCAAGTTAAAAATTCATCAATCATTTCCATATGTAGGTGGATGATACTTAAGATACTCAAAGAATGTTAGTTTCATTTCTTTTTGGGTCATACCACAATGTTTTGCCGCACTAGGTAAAGTCATTTTACAATTAAACAATCCTTCATTTGCTTCTTGAACATTTTGTGGGGTTGTTTTCACAGGAATTTCAATCAAGTTGTGATAAGAGATTGGGATAAGATTCATAGGTAATTGCCAAATGGCAAGCGGGTGACGGGGATCGAACCCGTGACTACAACTTGGAAGGATGGTATGTTACCGCTACACCACACCCGCAGAAAGGGGGGCGTCACTCCCCCGTGCTAGGCTCGCCACCAATTTTTTGACTGGAAATTGGAAACCAGGCGGAGAAAGAATTTCCCCATCCGCACCACTTGCTCTTAGGAAAAGCAAGAAACCTTATAGGGTCATATTGACTCCACCAGTTCTGTTATAGTCCATCCGTGACTGAGGGGGTTCTCCCGACCAGGGTTTTTAACGTCTCTCCATGACGGTGTTACACATAAACACCTGCCTCAATCAGGTCAGCTTCAATTTGATCAAGAATGACATTGTAGTCATCCTCAGGATCATCATACAGTTGAATACCACGATCTTCATAATATCGAATAACTTTTTGATAAAGTTTAGGATATTCTTCATCAAGAGCAATGTTACCCTCGACTGCAGAAGTAAGTTTCTTCAGATCAGATTTGAACTTGGAAACAAAATTAGAACGAGACATTGTTGGACGTAATTTACACAGATAAGTTTACATGTTTGAGGTTGTTTTGTCAACCTCAATGCTCGATGAGAGGATCGAACTCTCCTGGAACCGATTATGAGTCGGGTGCTTTCACCAGATAGCTAATCGAGCAGACCAGAATATGGTAACACCATTGCTGATCGTTGTCAAGGGCATCGGGGTGACAGGATTTGAACCTGCGACTTCTCGCTCCCAAAGCGAGTGCTCTACCAAACTGAGCTACACCCCGTTTTTGCCCTTGTGTATGTACATTATACCATAGATGGGAAGAATGATCAATGCCCCACCCATTAGTCCTACTAATGCTGGGGTCTCCATAACTGAAACAATCAAATGAATCATCTCACTTCAAAATCAAGTTTGCGTACTTTACGTTGTTTTCTTTGCTCTTGGAATTCCAAATCTTGTCTAGTCAAGAGTTGGTCCGTCATCTTCATCTGTTTTTTCAAAGGTGCGTTGATTATCTCCACCAACGACAAGTCCACACCGCTGATATTGCCACCACGGATGGACGTAAGGTTGGGGCACTGACAGCATCTCAGTTGTGATGGGTGCTCCTCTAATTGCTTCCCGCAATTCTTGCATCTGATAGTTAACATTTTCAATCATTCCTTTTATATTATCAAGTTCTTTACGAATTTTTAAATACTTTTCTGTATCCATGCTATTTATTTGGATAATGGGCGATGACGGGATCGAACCGCCGACATACTCGGTGTAAACGAGGCACTCTACCGCTGAGTTAATCGCCCAATAAACAAATTATAATACACAATCAATAATTTGTCAAGCCCTATTGAAATGTGGATTCAATTTGCTTTATGTATGTTTCTCTTATCTCTTCACCATAGGATTGATTTGCATCCTTTCTTCCTTTGCAACTGCCAACTCCACAAAATCCACAATTCTTACCAATGATTAAATAATTTCTTACTATATTTTTATATACATCTAATGGAGAACCATTATAGAGATGCTTGACATCAACTTTATTCCTAGAGAGTAATGATAAAGTATTAAAAATAAATCCCATTTGATTAGGGTGATTTAAATTATTGTAGGAACAAAAATTCAAATACTCTTGCATATTATTATTTGCTAAGCTGTATAGTATAGAATATACGCTGCCAATTTTATGGTATAGTTCTTTAGAATAGAATAAATCTGCTACGTCTGTGACTTTTGCTTCTCCATTTAAATCAGAAATACTATTCTTATCCCAAGGAAAATTCCAATTAGATTGAATCATATAATCTAAAAGTTCTCTTAATGATTTTGAAGAAGGAGAATTTAAATATTCAGTTCTACCTCCAGGGTAAAGAACTTTCAAATAATACTGCTGATGTTGCTCATCAATAGTAACATACTCTATTGCTTCAATAG